CCAGCCGCGACCCGGCATTCGACCCGTCTGCCCCAGAGCCCGCGTAGAACTGCGAACGCATGAGCTGGAAGACAGTGTCGTGATTCTCCGGAGCGAACAGCAAGTAGCGCGGCGGAATGTTGCAGTAGATGCTGTTGCTGTCGTCGCCCGGGCTCAGTGCCGTGTAGCTGAAGAAGGCATTGTAGCCCGTGTTGATCGTGCCCTGCGCGATGGCGCCACCGTGACCGCTGGCGAGGTTGCCCCGGTCGGTCGAGAACATCACCGCACTGTCCTCGCTCATCGTCGGGCCCGCGAAACTTGACCCGTACAGCTTGGTGACGTAGACGTAGCGGTTGATGTAGCGCTGCACCGACGCGGCGAACTTCGCAGGCATCCGCGTGAACACCGACAGGTCGTCGTTGATCATGGCCTGCCGCGTGAGCATCCACGCCTTGCCGACCGTGAACAGGCGACTCGACTCGTAGGTGTCCTGCATCACGCCCATCTTCGGAGCCTCGCCCTCGGGAATCTCTTCCACGTCGGCGAACTCAGTCAGGCGCACCTGCTTGAAGTCCTTGAAGTCCTTCGTCGACCCCTTGCCGCACCAGATGTTGTACGTCACCCGCGCCGTCTTCCAGCCCTTTGCCAGCGACTTGTTGACGGTGTTGGCGAGCACATTGGTGAAGTCGGCCGTGCCCTGCGCCGCCGAACCGGCCAGCGCAATCGCCTCGAAATACAGGTCCTCGGGCGTCAGGCGGTGGACGTTCTGGACACCATTGCGGGCCAGACACTCTCTGGTGAAGGACTGCAGCCCGGCGCCACTATAGGCCGATTTGCGCAGGTCCTCCTTCTCCTCGTCGGTCGTGTCCAGGTTGCCATCGACGCTCAGAGCAATCCCGGCAATGCGCCGGAACTTGTCCGATTCGTCCTTGGTTACCTTCGCATCGACCGGCGGTGCGTGCTGCTCGATCTCGAGGAACTTCTGCGTGGCCGCCTCCACCGACAGATCCTCGTCGATGGCATTCTGCAGGGCCTCGTCCCCGACTCCCATGCGGGCCGCCAGCTTCTGCAGCGTGCCGATCCGCTCACGCTCCGCTGCCGCAGCCTCTTTCCTCAGCTCCTCGCGCTCCTTCTTCGACGCTTCCTGCTGCGCCTCGAGGGTTTTGTCTTCGGGATTCGACATCTCATCCTCTCCCTTCTGCTGTGATTGACCGTGATCCTCGGTCGCTTCGCCCCCCGAGGCGTCCGCGGGATCTTCCTTCTTCTCCGGTTCGGGTTTCTGCTCGCCGTCTTCCGGCTCCTTCTCGACATTCTCACCATCGAGAAATGCCGTGAAGACCTTCCGCAAGGCGGCAGGCAGGTTGTCGTCGCTGTATCTGTCCTTGGCATAGCGCTGCAGATAGCCGGCGATGACACTCTCGGCATCGGGCTGCTGAAGCAACTTGTCGAGCTGTTCGGTGGCGGCCGCTGACAGTTTCACCGTCTGGGCGAACATCTCATCGCCCGTGGCCGGCTCGTCAACCACGTCCGCAGCCCACATCTTCTTCACGCGGAGCTTCGGACGCTTCACCTTGCCGTCTTTGTTCTTCACCGGGTTGCCATCTTCGTCCTCGTCGTACTCACGCTCGCCATCGACAACCACGGACACCCCAAAGGCACCCGGGTCCTCGTCGGCCAGGTCCATCACGTACTCGCCGAGATTGCCATTGGGGCCATCTTCGCGGAATGCCGCATCGGCCAGGTGCAGGTCAGCGCGAACGCGCCCCTCCTCGCCCTCGTCGCGCCGAAAGTCCGTGAATCGCCCGAGGAATGTCCCTTCGGCATTCGCAGACATGTGAGGATGCCCGAAACGGGCCCGGGCACCACGCTTGACGGCATTACCGTGCTCCACCACCTGTTCGAGGGTGACGGTATCGGCATCCATGTTATGCCCGAGAAGCTCCCCTTCGGATATGACCGATACGCCGTGGATGATACGAGACTCGCGGTCGACGCCCTGTGCATCGTCTTTCAGGCCGCGGGACGGCGCCGCGCGGAACAGTTCACGCTTCGCTTTGCTCATGCGTCTTCTCCTCCTCGACGACCATCAACCGGACAGACCGCGGCACCTCCATACCGATCCGTTCGAACGGAGCCCGGCGCTTGCGGTGCTCAGTCTTCATCTTCTTCTTCGTCGCCGTCGTCATCGATGACACCCCCGGTGGGCGCCTGCTGCGGGATCGGCGGCTGCTTCGCCGCCGGCCCCAGGCGCTTTGACAGATTCGGTTTTGATGCGATATAGGCCTCTTCGGCCTCGAGCTGATCAACGGCCGCCATCCAGTCGACACCGCGCTCGCTGTAGAACTCCTGCAGCGTCTTCAGGCCGTTCTCGCGCAGATTCACGATGCCCTGAATTTCCCGCGCCGGGTCGACGTAGTCCCATCCCGCCGGCTGCCACTGACACTGGCTGTACTTCCACGGGTCCTTCAGGTAGTCGGCAATGCTGCGGCCCTTGACCCGCCCCTCGAGGAACATCCGGTAGACGAACTGGTTCCATTCCGCCTGGCAGTGAGCCTTGATAAACCACCGCTGTATCATCCGGGCAGCCTGGCGGTCCTTGTTCGTGTTGATCTTCCCCGCCGCCATGTTGATCTTCGTGACATCACGGGTGACCGTCTGGTAGGACCACCCCAGCGACACCGAAATGGCATGGAGAAGCAACTGCTGCAGTGGTATGAGCTGGTCTTTGATGCTGTCATCAGGCTGCAGCAGTTCAGGCTTCCCCCCGAGTGCCGCATCGTATCGGTAGATGCGCCCGGCCTGCATGGCAATGTGGTCGTCACTGTTCCGCCGCGTATCGACCAGCCCGTTGTACATGTTGTCGGGCATGATCATGCCGATCATCGCCTGTATGCGCGAGGCGATGAGTTTGTCGCGGGTGAGCTGCTCGTTGGCCCACAAGTACTTCAGCGCCGGCACAAACCACGGCGTGCCCGTGAACTCCTCCGGCCGCTGCCGCCGGAAGACCTGGTGCATATTGCGAGCCGAAATCGGCTTCGCAATGCCCTGAATCCAGTAGGACACCGGAGCGCCGCGCTCGTCGATGTTGATGCCGAACACCGTCTGCTTCACGGCCGGGTCATCGCTGTACGTCGGGGCATCGTCATCGTGGGAGGTGTCCAGCCGCAAGACGGGCACGATCTGACTGCTCACCCCAAGCATCGAACCATCGGGGGAGCTCACCTTGTTTGTCAGCACGGCGCCGCAGGTGATGATCTCGCGCAAGATCATCGACTCGGCCTCGTAGAAGGTGGCATGCCCGGTGGAATCCCATTCGTCGTTGTAGCGATCCCATCCATCGTCGAGGGCTTTGTTGATGCCGACAATTGGCTCCCCCGTCTCGAACTTCACGCGGGCCTTCGGCCGAATGCCAGTACCGATAACGTCCGAGACGATGGTTTCGAGGATGGCCCGGGCCGTGGGATTGTTGTCGACCATCTTCTGGGTGCGGGCGATGAGTGCTGTGCGGTCCCCGCGCAGGTTCCAATAGGCAGTGTCGTAGGTCGTGGGCCAGTCGCCCTGCAGACGCCCCGCATTCGCTCCGTCGTAGTGCCCAAAGGCCTGCCTCATGGCATTCCACTGTCCCATGAGGTTCTCGACCGACCGAGCCTCAGAACTGAGCGGGCGGCCGAGCAGGGCATTGAAGGCATCGCCAATGCGAGCACCAAAGGAAGCCATCAGCTGACCTCCTCGAACTCGACATCCATGGATGCGCCGTAGTCACCGGCGTGCACCTTCGCCTGGTAGACCGAGATCATTCTCTCGATGTCGATGAGGCTGTGGAAAGTGACGCTGCGGCCGTTGATCTCAACCCGCTTCGCGCCTCCACGGGTGAGCATCTCATCCCTGACGGTTTTCAGATTGGTGAGAACAGCCGAATCGGCGTTTGCCATGCAGCTCTTCCGGGGCTGCCAGGCAAAGAGAAAGGGCACCATGGTGTCATGGCACCATGATGCCCTTGTCTCTCAGGCCCCCGATGGCGCTTGGCCGACGCCACCCGGGGCTGCCCAGACTGTAGAGGAAGCCTACATGTAAAAGTTACCGCATTTCGCCGATTCTGTCAAGTTTCGCAACACCATGGGGTGTATTCGATGTTGCATTTCAACACCTTATGTGGTAGGTGTTGCATTGCGATATCTCCAAATCAACAGATATTCGTTCGCTCCTGTGGACAAAATCCGGTCCAGAACATACCCTCTGGCCCACCGGATGCTGCAGCGCTGCGCCAAATCGCGCATCCATGAGCGCCCGATATGCTCCTCCTGCTCAAACAGCGGCTTTTCGGTGGCCTTGGTCGACCTGCTGCTCACCATCGCGCCTTTCGGCTTACCTCGTGGCATTCTGATCCTCCGTTCTGCCTGACGGCTCTATTCGGTAGCTGTCTTCGTCCTCATGGTGGGTGCTGAACTCCACCAAGGTCATGCCGCATTCGGTGCCGAACCGATGAGGCTCCCCGCGCTCAATGGTCAGCACCGAATGCACCCCAACCTCCTCGCGCCCGAGGAACCACCTCCCCGAACTGGGAACCTGCATGCGGTGTTCTACCCATCCGCCGCCGGTAATCACCCAGAACGTCTCGTGTTTCTTTGCGTGGTAGTGCAGGGAGCACTGCCAGCCCGCGTTCACCACCAGCGCCTTCCCGCAGTATTCACCCGTATTCACAATCCAGTATTCGACGCCCCAGGCCTTCGAAACACGCTTGTATTGAGCGAAAAGCCCCTGCTCGAGCTTGCCCGGCCACTGCAGGTCAATCACCACCCACCCCCCTTGAGAAAGTCATCCATTGCCGTCCCGCCGAAAGTAATTCTGTCTTCGTTGTCCTCACCGGGCTCCGGCCGCTTCTCTTCGTCTTTGCGGTCCTCTATGCGCCCTGCGAGCCGGTCTGCGGCCTTCTTCATGGTCGCTTGGCCCGTATCACTGAACATCATGCCCTGCATATCAACCACCACCGCCGTACCCACGATGAGGTTCTCGCAGTCGCGGTAGTGGTCGGGCTTGCCCGTATCGTCCCCGCTGACCCACCGCGTCTTCGTGTTACCGCGGGTGTCGGTATACTCCTCGTCGTATTGGTTCAGGACCTGGGCGCAGTACTCAGGCTGTATATCCCGCGGCAGGTGCCAGATGTCGCTTTGCATCTGCTTTTCCACAGTGCGGCTGAGAGCGCGAGTATTGCCCATGTATATGCCCCTGTCGCTGCGCCTGACCAATGGACCATCCCGGCGCGTGGCGCCTATATACGGCTTCAGAAACGTGCTGTGGCGCACGATGTAGTCAACATCATCCGACCGGTGACCACCGCGGTCGATCAGTCCCATCAGTATCGGCACCTTCGCCCCGTTGCGCTTCTGATACGTGTAGCGGGTGATCTCCCCGAGCAGCAGCTCGTGCACCTTCGCAGGGTTGACATAATCTCCCTGGTCCATGGGGCAATGCGCGAAATCTGCCCGGATGAGCCACGACTCCATATTCGGGCCGAAGCCCCGCAACACGAAGTAGAACCCGTCGTCTTGGGTATCGATGCCGGCCAACAGGACCACCACGGGGTCAGGCACATACGCATCTGCCCCGAATTGCTTGTATTTGGCCTTGCGGGCCCGCTTCATCAGCCACGTTTCGCTGTACCGCGCCGATCCGGTAATCTTCACCCACCGGGCCATATCCTCGTTCTGATAGTCTGCCAGCGTGGCGCCGTCCGCCGACTGCAGGGCCTCGAAATAGGCCGCGAGACACTCTGAGAACGTCCAGGTCACGTCCACGAGCCGGTTCCAGTTGAACACCACCCGACGAGCTTCGATGCGCTCCTGCACCTTCCCTCGAGGCGTAATTACCTCAACCGTCTTGTCCGTCTTGGGGTCTACTGCTGCCCAGACCACCTTCTCGGATATGCCGACCCGCTGGGCCTCCGTTATTTCCTTGCCGCAGGCAATGCATTCGTAGCGCGCGGCCCGCTCATCACGTATCCGCTCTGGATTGTGATCAAATTCCCCGTCCGCATTCGGGATTTCCTTCACCTGGGCATCGACGAGCGTCTGCCACTGTTTGCAGTGCGGGCACTT